GATTTATAATTTTTGGGTGAGATCTAATTTAAACATGTGTACAGAATATATCAAGTAATCTTTTTAAAATTGTTTTCTTGACAGAAAATCTGTGTTATGAAAGAGACAGAAAAAAGAATGAAACCAGCGCAAACAAACGTATTTGGAAGAGTTGTTGTAAGGTATGATATGCCTTTAGATGTTATTGATGATTTAAACATTAAATATGAAGAGCATAGAGAAAAATTAAAATCTATGGGTCCAAGATTAGCGGGTAGATTAGATTCAGAAAAAGAGTTTACAGATCAGTTTGGTGAAACACAAATATCTAAACATATAGTAGACTGCATGAATGATTTTATTGAAACACAAGAAAAATGGCATTTATTTTATGGCAACAAACAATTAAAAATTTTAAGTTGTTGGATAAACGATATGAAAGAAGGAGAGTATAATCCACCTCATACACATCATGATAACACTGGATGGTCTAGTGTTTTATTTTTAAAAGTACCTGAATTTATAAATGATGTAAAAGATCCACACAAATTTAGGGATGGACAGTTAGGTTTTACAAATACTAATGGTACAGACATGACATGGATGGAACCTGAAGTGGGGCATTTTTATATTTTTGAAGCACAGCATCAACATTGTGTTATGCCTTTTAAAACAAAAATAAAAGGAGAAATTAGAAGATCTATGTCTTTTAATTTTATACAGCTTGTTTGAAAAAAAAGTTACTTTTGTAGCCACAAATGAAGGTATGCTTGATATATGGCCACATCCTAAACCTGCTTCAAGATTTATTCCTGACGAGTATAAAAACTTAAAAAGACACGACCAAGACAATTTACATGCCCCTACATTAAAAACATGCATGCCCTTTTTAGATTCAATGACAATGGGTTACATTATACCTTTTGATCAAGATTATGTTGTAGATCCTACCGAAGAAGATTTTACTGTTACACCTGCCAATCAAAATCAACAAGATTTTGGTTTTCATGGAAAAGCACAACTACCAAAAGAATGGCATAAAACAACAGGAGAAGTTGCAGGTAAATTTCATAACAAATGGTTAATTAAAACTCCTCCAGGATATAGTTGTTTGTTTATTCATCCCATGAATAGAATGGAAGAAAGATGGAAAATAATTGAGGGTGTAGTAGATACAGATAGCTATGTAAATTTAATTAATTTTCCTTTTATTTTAAAGAAAAGAGACAAACAATTTTTAATTAAAAAAGGAGATCCAATGGTACAGGTTGTTCCTTTTAAAAGAGAATCATGGAAAGCATGGTCTGGTTTTTATATAGAAGAGTTACATGGAAAAACAATTAAAATGATAAACAGTAAATGGGTTGATAGATACAAAAAAATGTTTTGGAGCAAGAAAAGTTTTAAGTGAAAATTAAATGAGTAAGCATATTTTTTGGCTTTCTTCATATCCTAAAAGTGGAAATACTTTGTTACGAAGTATTTTAATATCATTATTCTTTACTGAAGATGGAAAGTTTAATTTTAAATTTTTTCCCTACATAACACAATTTGAAACAGAAAAATTAATATGTGAAAATAAACATATTTTTAAAGATGATTTTAACAAAATAAATGATGTTCAAATTTTTTATAAATATATTTTTAAACTTCAAGAAAAAAGTGCATTAGATTTTAAAGCAGGTCCTGAATTTTTGAAAACTCATTCAGCAAATTTTAACTTTACAAAACAAGAATATACAAAAGGAATAATATATATTGTTAGAGATCCAAGAGATGTTTGTATTTCGTGGGCAAAACATGCAAGTTTATCTATTGATGAAACAATAGACTTTATGACAAATGATCATCAAACACTTAATTGGGGAAGTAGAAAAGAAAATTTAATAGATGAAAAAGACAGACCTCATCATGTTCTATCAAGTTGGGATAAACATATTTTTTCTTGGACCACACAATCATGGGACGTTCCAACAATGATAATTAAATACGAAGATTTAGTTTATAATAAAGAACATACAATTTTAAAACTTGTTACATTTTTATCTAAAAATTATAATTTTAAATTTAAAAATATTAAAACAAAAATAAAAAATATTTTATTAACTACACAGTTTAAAAAGTTTAAAGAGCAAGAAGAAAAATATGGTTTTATTGAAGCGCCAGAGGGAAATAAATTTTTTTCAATAGGTAAAAAAAATCAATGGTTAAATAAATTATCAACAAAACAAATAAAAAAAATTGAGAAGGCTTTTAAAGATACAATGAATTTGTATAATTACGAATAATTAGAATCGTAAGCTATCCAGTTTGCTAAAGCATTACTTGTTCCATTAGCTAAATCAGCAGCTACAGCATTATCATAAGCAGTTTGTGCAGTTTCTATTTGACCTTTTCTTGTCTCTGCCCAAGTAAGTAAAGCAGCAATAGTTGTAGATCCTACAGCATCACTTGTAGCACTTAAATCAGTATTACCTGTCATCATACCAGTAGAAGCATCTTTATTTTGAATTTCATTTTGCCCTTGTAGATTATTCCATATTACACAATGAATAGTATTTGGACACCATGCGTCTACCCAGTTTTTACCTTTGTCTGCCCAAGGAATAAAAAAAGAATCATCAATTAAAATGTTATCTCCGTTTTGAATTACTATTTGTGTTGCCATCAATATCTCCTAGTGCTTTATAATATAGTTTACCACCACAAAAGGTGAGAATGAATTTGTTCCTGCCGCTGTAACAGAACCAGTTAAACTTGTTGTAACATTACCAGTTAATGTTCCTGATAAAGTATGAGAGTGGTTATGACCCGTTCCTGAACCTTGACCACCAGTGTTTGCGTTTGAAGTTCCTGCTCTAGTACCTACAGTGTTGTGACCTGTACCTGCAGATCCACCATTTGTTTTTTCATAACTGTGACTGTGACTAGACATTTGTGCAGTTGTAATAGAAGTATTACTAATACTACCTGTTACAGTTACAGATTGGTTTGAAGCATTTGTTGCAGCTTGGTTGTTGGTTACAGCAACTGTCACTGTGTTTGCACCACCAGTTCCTGCTAAGTTATATGTATTACCATCATAACCTTGTGGCATTTTACCTTGTAATTGAGGAACGTTAAAAGTTGTTGATCCATCACCGCCTCCATAAGTTGAGGCAATTACAGCAAATAATTCTGCATATGTTGATCTTGATACGGCTGCACCGTTACATAATAAGTAACCTGCTGGAGCCGCAGCTTTAGTCCAAGGCTTAATTGCGCCTACTTCACTTCTGTTTACTATATCTTGTAAGTTAGCCATTAGTCGTTATATTTCAACCTCCACCCATTATCTGCGTTTACATAAACGAGAGCAATGCCCGCACTGTTAGTGCTTACTGTTAAATCTGCAGCAGTTCCTTGTATCTTCTGAGAGTTACGACCTACTGTTAAATTGTTTGTACCAAAAGTTCCTTCAGCGTCAATAAGTTTTACTTGATTTCCAATTGAAGGAGAAGCAGGTAGAGTTATTGTTACTGCACCACCAGATGTATCAACAAAAAGATTATCTCCATCTGATGCTGTATAGTTACTAGTTTTAATTTGCCAAGCTTCACCTAAGCCAGCTAATGAAAAAATATCATACCAGTTAGTTCCGTCAGTAGCTAATAATCTATACTTACCATTAGTTACTGTAACAGTATTCCCTGAAGCACCTAGTCTTGCAGATATATCTGCACCACCACTAATGTTATTATAAATACCAACAGTTTTTTGTGTAGCTGGAAATTGTAAAGTGTGAGTTGTAGAAACTGTTCCTGTTAAAATTAATTGATTTTGTCTAGCTTCGTTGTTTGCTTGAGATTGTGGACCATCGCCGTTTGTTAGCGTAGTTGAAGTTCCTGTAGTAATTGCTTTAGAATAAACACCAGCAATAGCGAATTCAAAAACCTGAGAGAAATTGTTATCTCCTGATGTTTGTAGCTCTATTCGTAAGCCAGTTGAATAAGTTGAACTCATTTAATCTCCTAATAAAGTTTTAGTAATTTTTTTTAAGTTTGTCAAAACTTTTATGCGGCTTGATGAACTTCTGTCCAACTAATATCCGAGTTAGAATCATCTACTTGAGACCAGAAGGTTCCTTGTAGATTACCTGTACTACTTGTAGCAGAAACTCCAGTCACTGTAAAGCTAACATCTGTTTTAACATTTAATAGTCCAGAAGTCGCTGTAACCTGTACACCAGGCGCTTCATAAACACTTGCTTGTGTAGCATCTCCTATACCCGCAACCAAACCAATACCTGTTAAAGAGACAGTTGCTCCAGCAGATGCTGTTACGTCTCCAACAGAGCTAGTTAATCCATTTGCAGTAAATGCATTGTTTCCAACACTTGCAGGAGGAGTATTTGCTTGTCCCCCCATAGCAGAGTGATTTGTACAATAGTAGTATAAAGTAGGTGCACTAGCAGCTACCGTTATTTGAGTATAAGCTCCTGCATTACCTGGAGTTCCGTTTGTTGTTACACCCGTTGTATATTCCGATCCTCCTCCATGACTACCGTCTGATGTCTCACTAAATCTGAATGGATGATTATCATTACTAGCATCAGATTGATCAAATCTATAAGTATTGCCTGTTATTAATTCTAATGTTTCTTGTTGAACACCATCAATAACATATTTATTTCCACTAGCAGTGCTTACAACGGTTACAGTTTTTGTAACAAAACCTCCTACACCAATAAGGTTAACATCTATTTGAACTCCTTCAGTTCCTAAAGTTCCTGTTAAACCTACACCAGTTGGTGATACAATAGCATTTCCTGTTACAACTTCTGTTCCAAGACTTGCAGTAATAGCGTTTCCTGATGGAAAAGCTGTTTTACCAATTGCAATAGCAACTGTTCCTATACTAATATCTAACTCAGGTTCACTAGCAGCAACAATAGTTAATTGTGAATCTCCTGATATAGAGAATGTTCCTATTGATGAAGTGGCTGTGACACCACTCGCTTGAGCAAAGCCTCCTAAAACACCTGCGGTGCTTGTTAAACCAAGACCTGTTGGAACAATATTAACATCAGTTGTAGCAACTGTTTGTCCAATACCTGAACTTAATTCATTACCTGTTACTGGATATTGAGACTCAAGAATATTCCAAAGGTTATCTGACCACCCTATTTCTTCACCTGTATCGGCATTAGCTCCACGGCCCCAACCAGATTGAGGTACACCTGTAGCAGTTTCATCACCAAGTGATAAAGTTGTTCCTAATCCTGTTACAGTGTGAGTTGAAGACCCTGTTACAGTTTCAGTACCAAGAGCTGATGTGATCGCATTACCTGTAGGGGTAACTTCAGCAACACCAGTAGCAACAGCAGCTCCTGTAGTAGAAGTAGTGCCTATACCAGTAAGCGTTATGTTACAATCGCCCGTAAGCGTTAGAGAACCTAGAGATGACGTGAGGCCATTACCTGTTGCGTCAACGGGCGC